CCTTGGCCAACTCGTCGTTCCAGTTTTCGGGCTGGTTTTGCTTAATGTCAAGCAGTTGTTGGTGTCGTTCCGACAGCGTTTCCAGCGTCGGGGACTCGTTTTGCGTCTTCTTTGGCATAGTCGTTCAGTTTATTGATTATGATATTTACTTTTTCGCGGAGCGGCAAGTTGATACCGAACTCCGTTATTTCCATATTGTCGCGCTCGAAACGAGCGATATAAGTACTGAAATTCAGCTTGACGAGGAATTGCTCCTTACTGATTACATTGGTGGAAAGCATCGTTTCCATCTCGGTAACTTTCATATGGGGGTAAGGCTCAAGCTGCTTCAATAGGCTCATGCGTTTCAGCAGGAGCGGGTTATTACGATACTCGACCTCAATAATCTGCTGGGAAATCGCATCAAGCTCGGACTGCGAAGCCCCGCTGTCCTTGGCGGTCTTGTACTTTTCATAAAGCTCATCGACCGTGAACAGGTAGAACTCCGTGCCCAGTTGATGGACGAGCCAAGGAACGCAGCACCATAGCGCAACTTACAGATAGTGTTCTCAACGAAACGTTGGGCCTCCTCGAAGTTCGTGGTGATGCTGTTCAAAACCGCAGTCTTGCTTTCAAAGTTAGCGGCGACCTGCGCCTCGTTGATAGCCTCTTTGTCCTCGACCTCACCACCGGAACCAACAACCTCGTTGCGTATCTGTTTCTCCAGACGCTCAAGCTCATTGACGTTGTAGTCAAGGCTTTGTCGGTCGATAGTAGTAATCTGAACAGGGTTGCGCATATCAACGATGCCCTCTGCCTGGTTGGGCACCGGCACTTCAACGAAAGAACCAGCACCGGCAATCCGACGCTTGGAACACACAGGGCAGACCTTGACTGACCCATCGGCCAAAATCTGATAATGGTCGTTAGCGTCTCGCAAGAAACCGCCATCACAATATTCGCCTGTCTCGTTATTCTCGAAATCGCAGTCCGCTTTGTACGCGCTATAAATAGGATAGGCCGCGTAGGTGTCAAGGTGGCGCTTCGATATGGCGAAGAACAGGTACCAGTCAAGGTTGGAAAGTTCCTTTGTGAGCGGGTTGCGCTTCAGCTCCTTGTCGCTCATGTTGACGAACGAAGTCCAGAAGAACCTCGCAGGTGTGAAACCCAAACCGTGACGCGACAAGCTCATAGGCGTAGGTAACAACTCGCCTTTGTCGTCGATTTGATAGACCCCTATCTCCTCTTTGTCGAACACAGCGACGCGGTTGCGCGGTTGCTTGAACGCTAACCACTCGAACCGACCACGGGAATCCATCTCGTAGTCCAGCACGTCGTCAATCTCCAACCAATAAAAATAGGGTTCTGGCAAGTCGGTGGTCTGCTTTTCTGGCAGGTCAACCACGAGAATGCTGTTTGGTGAGACTTTCATCTTGTCCCAACCAACAGTTTTCCAAATGTCCGGCTCGCGCAATTCGTTCTTACGGTAGCGTAACCAATCCTCGTGATAGCGGTTATCGGTGAAGCTGTAGTCAAACGAGGCATTCCTGCTGTGGAACACCTTTTCCAACTCGTGGTAAATGTCCTCGACAAGCGCGGTGGAAGGAAGCGGAAAGCGGAACAGCTGTGCAAACACATTGAATTTGTCGAGGGGCAGCATACCTTTGACCCAATCCAAAAACAACGAAGCCTGCACTCCAGCTTCGGCTGGTGATAGACTGGGCTCGGTATGGAAGCGGATGCGCTGCTGCAGCGACTTCGCCCGAATGAGCGTTGTCGAATGCAGTCGCCTCTGCACTATCTCCTTGACTTGTTCAAATCTCATAGCTGTTACTCCTTTGCTTTTTTCTTTCGGATAAGTTCGCCGTTGACAAACTCGTAGGGGCTGTCGGGCGGCAGCACCCAGCCGCTCGCCTCTTCGCCCATAGCGAGGATTCGAGCGGCATGGGGTAATTCAAACTCATGGCTCACAGCCACGTCGTTTGCGCCGACCAACAAAACCTTATGATTAACCTTGTTTCCCATAATGGCAGAAATAGCGGAAAATAGCTTGCTAAAGCATTAAGCCGAAGCCACGTTAGCAAGGTCGGTCAGAGGATTGAAGTCCAGTGTACCTTGCTTGACGATGGTGAACTTGTCAGACCAGTTCGGCAAGAACGAGAAGTTAATCTCGTTGCTGTCGGGTTCCGAATAGCCGCCCAGGTTCAAGTCGCCCACGAAGAACTCCTGCACAGGAATCGGGTAGTAGGTCGTCGGGTTGGCAAGGTCGTCGGCTAAGCAGCCGATGTTGCCGTACTCGTCGATGAGGTACACACCGATTTCCTCGCAATAGTAGTCCTTCATAGCCTCGATGGTGGCTTGGCTCTCTTGGTAGAACACGCCTGTGAACTGGGTGGCTTCGCGGCCAATGGCCATCGGCACACCGCCACGGGTCTGGTTGTCGCCTCCGAAGGTACGGACAACACCCGGTTCGGTCTCAGGGTTCTGGACATACGGCGACACGGTGATTTTCGTCCCGTCCGAGGCGGACAGCTTGGCGGTCCAACTGGCCTTGGCCGTAATCGGGTCGGTGGAACCCGAAGCGGCGAAGGAGTTCTTGGTAGCACCACTGGAGAACACGCGCTGGAACAGGAGCTTCTGCGTCTGACCGAAAGCGACCTTGCAGTCAGCCACGGTCAAGTCTTTGATATGTGCGCCCAAAGGGCATCCACAGTTAAGTCCCATAATGATTTGTTTTAAGGGTTAGACATATAATCTACGCACCAACCAACGGTGCGACCGACTGCAAAAATAGCGAGGCGAGCGGACTGGCGGAGGGATTTTAATGGAATTAACTATTTACGACTCGTACGCCCTGCACGGCTATCTTATGCTCTCGTACTTCTACGACAAGCGTAACACCCTCTGGAGCGTCGTCGTGGGCGGACTTCTTGGCGTTCTTGCGGTAGCTCATCAGGGCCTTGTAGAACTTAGGCCACATACGCTCCCAGCCTTCGGGGAAGAGTATGTCGTTCTGCGCGATGGCTGATGCGGTGAAGATGCGGGTGAGCTTGTTGCCGGTCTGTGTGAACGTGCGTATGGTGGTGCGCTTGTTACGCTTCTCGACGCGGAGCTTGCGCTTCACGGTTCGGGCAAAGCCCCTACCACCGTTGTTCGATTCAATGTAGGATATGTAGATGCCATCGCGGTCGAGCATATCGGTTACAAGCTGCTCGGTAACCTCCATGGGCTCGTCTGTGAAGACAACGTTGATAACGTAAGCGTACTCAGGCGTGTCGATGAAGTCGATGGAGCACAGGCTGTCCGCGCCAGTGTCCGCCGTGTCGGTCACGTTGAGGCGGCAGCGTCGCGGAACGGAGGGAAGCATATCGGGACGGTAGGTGCGAAAACCGAGGCTGTACATCAGGCCCTCCTTGGGTGTCGGGTCCTGCATATACTGTGCGTCGAACACGATGGGGTTACGCTCGCGTAGGCGGTCAAGCTCCTCGAGGGTATGCTTCAGCGGCCAAAGGGCGGAACGCTTCCCCGTGGCGGGGTCGGTCTGTATAGCGGGGAGACTGAGGACGCGCCACTCGTCAGGTTCGCTCTCCATGAGGTAGCCGCAAAGGTCGTGCTCGTGGAGACGCTGCATGATGATAATGATTGGGGTGTTACGGCTATTCGCACGGGAGCGAATAGTGTTCTCGAATCGGGTGTTGATGCGTTCGCGGGTGAGGTCGGACTCCGCGTCCTCAGGCTTCACAGGGTCGTCGATGATGATGGCTCCGCTGAATACCCGGGTCACATCCATTTGGTCGAGCAAGGCTATGACCGAGTCGTCCAACGCGAGGTCGTCGAAGGGTGAAGGGGTTTCAAGACGCGACGATAGGCCGAGGTGAGGAGCAGGGTTGGTCAGGCTGGCCGAGTTGGTGTCGCCCGCACCAAAGCCTGTCACCTGGCCTTGTGTTGAAACAGCGTAGAACTCTCCGCCTTGGGCGGTTTTCCACCGCTTAGCCGAGCCACGTTCTTTCTCCAAGCTCGAGTTGGGGAACAGCTCTTTGTAGAGAGGAAGCTGCATCGTGCTTCGTATGGTGTCGGAGTTGTCCTGTACGAGCGTATCGGAATAGGACAGGTGTAAGAAGCGGCACTTCGGGTTAAGTGCGAAGCACCACGAAACGAAGCACTTCACGGCCAGCTCGGTTTTGGAGTAACGAGGCGGTATGTTGATAATAAGGCGGTTGCACTTACCATCCACTACGTCTTGCAATGCGTCGATGATGAGCTTGTGGTGGCTTGATACGATGAACGACTTGCCGTACTGCGCCTTGAACATGGCGCGGGTAAAGTCCTCGAGGGACGACAGCAAGTCAAGAGTGAGCATCTGCTTAGGGTCTTGTACGGTCTGGGAGTTCGGTCGGTTCTGCATAGCTTAGAGGTATGAGGTATGAGGTATGAGGTATGAGGTATGAGGTATGAGGTATGAGGTATGAGGTATGGGGTTACTGGAGCAATGTCTCGCGTATCACGAGGTAAGCCTCGCGGCTGACAGGGGTTGTCGGGACGATGGTCTGTGGGGTGGCGGGTAAGGCCGGGTCGGGCTGACCGCCAAGGCCCAGCGATACGTTGGCGTTGTTTGACGGTTTGCCGAAGATGCGGTCCCACAACCGCTCCACGGTCGCGGTGTCGCCTCGTTGCACGTCCCCGAGCAGGCGGTTGATGATGGTCTTGATAGCGACAGGGACGGCAGGGTTGTCGCGAATCGTGATAAGCTGCGCTTCGGAAGCGGTAAGCAGTGCGGCTAAAAGGTTCTCGGTGTCCGCCTTGGTCAGCCCTCTGTCGAGGTTGACGTTGAGCTCCTGCATGAGGCGGGTCACCTCAGCTTTGCGGTTGGAAAGCACAGGCGCAAGCGTCTGGGCGGGGTCAGGGCTCTCCTTGGAACGGAGCTTCTCGATGGCGTAGGGCATCGTCTCAGCCTCTAACTCCTCTATGACGGACACCTCTTGGGCTATTTGCCCGGCCTTGCGGTCGTCGCCTCTCTCCTGTGCATCCGCGAGAGCGCGTTGGCGAGTACGACGCAAAGCGGACAACTCTTTACGCGTGCGCTTACGCACGGTCGCGTCCGTGAACTGTTCAATATCCTGTTTGCGAGTAGCGTCAGAGGCGAGTCGGCTGTTCAGGCCCTCGTCCCCATGGTCAGGTACAAGTAGTCCGAGAGCGGCGTCCATCTCTTCAAGTATTCTGTTCTGCATACCAAATTCAATTTGTTTCGGTTAGACGCTGCAAAAGTATGGAAAAATATGTAAAAGCGGCAAGGACATATCTATAATTTTATGGAAAACGCCCCGATAAGGCCGAAAACAAGCCGATAGAGCGCGGGTAAGGGCGGATATGGTACGGGAATAGGGTCAGGGCGACAAAAAGGCCGTGGCGGGCGGGAAATGAGGTCAGGGTGAAAGCGGGGGCGGCGGGGCGGACAGAGGAAGGTCCTCGCGGAAGCGGGTGGTCAGGACGGCGGGAAAGTGTTAAAGAAAGTTGGGAAACGGACTGTTTGGCAATCTGTTTCCCAAAATCTTTTAACATTTAGGCTGTAAGCCGTTGAAAACGAAGCGGGTAGAAAAAATTTCGATGAAACTGAGAAAAAAGTCTGTTTCCTAAAAAATTTTAGCAATTGCTCATAACCGATTGGTAATCAGCGAGAAAAAAAGTTTCGTGAACAGAATAAAAAAGTCTGTTTCCCAAAAAATTTTAACACATTAATACCTAATCGGTTGATTTTCAGCGAGATAGCAACCCAAAAAATGGCAATTTTGGTCGTGAAACCGAGCAACAGACCTGCAAACTTTCTACGGCGGAGTGAAACAGACAACAGAAAATCTCCTACGCGCCTAATACGTAGCGTATACATACCTATGTGTGTGCCTACCGCCTGCGTGTGTTTTTTATTAGGTCAGTTATAGAAAGTTTGTCCATTTTTTGGCGACTTGGTTGCAACGTGCTGATACTCAGGGGCGCGAGCAGCAACCAATTTTGTGAACAGACTTTTTCTGTTGCTTTTGAGAAAAAAGTTTAAAAACGTAAACGGCTGAAAGCCAGAATGATATGCCCGAAATGTTAAAAAATTTTGGGAAACAGACTGTGAAACAGACTTTTTTCTCTGTTCACTCGAAAAAAGTTGGTTACCTTGATTTTCAGCGAGTTGCAACCAAGTCGGCTGAAAAGTACCCCAACTAATTTTGTTAAGGAAAAATTTTCGTCGAGAAAATGCGCCCTTAAAAGCGTTAAGGCGGGCTTCTGGCGGTGGAAAATTATTTTTACCGAAGATGAAAATTTGTTTGTAGACTTAAAAGCGTTAAGGGATTTGGCAGCCTTAAAAATGTTAGGGTTGTATCGGTCGGGAAAAATTTTTTGGCGGTTGAGGCGGACTGGTCGGACCATCATCTTTAAAGGAGAGCCTCCAGATATTCAGGGTAAAGGGTGCAAATGTTAAAAAATAGGGGGTTCGCCAGACCGCCCTACCCCCTATTTGTTAATTATTTTTAAGCAGTGTTAAGGCGAATTGGGAAATCGGTCGACCTGGCCGGTCGAGTGTTAAACTATTTTATGTTATTAAAAAAGCGCATAAAAAAACCGCCCGAAGGCGGTTTGTTAATTACTTTTTACCCTGGCGTTTGCCCCTGGTAGATTTGCTCTCGGCCGTGTCGGTCGGTTCGGCCGTGTCGGTCGGTTCGGCCGTGTCGGTCGGTTCGGCCGTGTCGGTCGGTTCGGC